AGGTTCTATTCTACTATTAACAACTTTGTTTAAAAACTTTAATGTATCAGCTTTTGATTTATCTTTACACGTTGCTTGTACCAATTTGTCTAATGTAAGATAAATTGAATCTGTATCTGACGCAACTATATAATCAACCTTATCGTGTGTCTTTAATATCTTATTCATATATTCATTTACATTCTTTTCAATAAATCTAATTACAAATTGACCAGATGATGTAATAGCAGTTGCTTGTCTTACATCATAATATCTAAAGTATTGATTACCTATCGCACCATAAGCTGAGTTAAGAGCAATCTTCTTTGACCATTGTATGTTATGACAACGAGATATTTCTTTTAATAAAGTTTTATCTTTTGTTTTTTGATATTCTTGTTTTGCTTTAAACTCTAAAGTCTTAAACTTAACCCTATCATTATACATACTTTCCATAAGTCTAGGTAGAAACCCTGGACTATCTGTTTTAAACATAGCACCATTTGGTGTAATACAAGCACCTTCAGTTTTTAAATGTGTCAACGGTGTCGCATGATTTAACAATTTATCAACTGAAATGCCTGATGATTTTACACCAATGATTTTTTCTGGTGAGATATTATACTGCATAATTAGATGTGGGTATAGTGAATTTATATCAAACGAAACAATCCAGTTATGCATACCTGTGATTGGGTCTTTTACATAAGCGCCATCATACTTGTCTTCCTTAATATTATCTTCTTTTGGTGGAATCATAACATTATCTTTTTTCAAGTAATTGTAAATTAACATATCCCACATTCTTACTTGTGAAAATACATCTGTATAATTTACTTTAGCTTCATACGCCATAGTTAAGACTAGTTCAATTAGTTTTAATTTGTCTTCTAGTTGGTCAACAATCTCAACATCTTTAATATTATAATCAATAAATGATTGATAATCTTTAGTATACCAATCTCTAAATGTATCGTAAGGGTTTTCATCTTTTTGTAAACCAAGTTCTACTTTACCAATGTAATCAAGTTTATAACTTTCTTGTTTTGTTGGTATAAATTTTTGATATAAATCCAAGTAATCTAACATAGAAATACCAAAGATATTATAATGAGTTTGTGGTCTACCTCTTACTACAATAGTTTCTCTTTCAACTAAATTCCAAGGCGAAAATCTTTTTAATACTTTTTCATCTACTAGGTTTCTAATACGATTGAATAGATAAGGTATATCAAAAAATTTTGTATTCCAACCTGTGATAACATCAGGATAGTTCTTAATCCAAAACTTCATAAACTCCATAATCAAAGACTTCTCATTCTTACATCTTATATAAGTTACATCTGATCTATTTGTTTTAAATTCACCTGTACCCCAAGTTATAATTTGTTTATTAGATTGATTTTTAACTGTGATTGCTAATAGTTCTTCTGTTGGATTTTCTATATCAGGAAAACCATTCTCGGCAGTACACTCTATGTCAAGTGTAAATATTTTTATTTGGTCTTTGTCAAATACCATATCGTCAGGATACTCGTTTGCGATGTATTGATATTGATACCGATCCATTCCATACAATGGTGAGTTACCCGTATTGTAACTTCTTTTAAATTCTCTTGCTTTTGATATACTAGGAAACTGTATTGGTTTTAGTGTTTGACCTTGTAAAGTTTTAAACTTTGAATCTTCTTGTGAGATAGCATATAGAGTTGGACTAAAATCCATTCTTTCTTTGTATTCTTTACCCTCGTGGATACCACGAACAAGTAACTTACCTCTATGTTCAATAACGTTTTTATAAAAATTCATAATTTATTTTGTTAAGTATTTCCAACTGTATGGAAACTTCTCGTCACAGATTTTGTACATCTCATCTGCAACATCTCTAGTTTCTTTTTGTGTATCTAGTTTACATCTTAAATTACATACCCTAGAAAATGCGTATAATGTTCCTGACCAATACCATTCAGTCATCATTGATTGAGGTAATACCATACGTGCTTGTTCTGGCGCTACACCTTTTTGTAATAATGTATTGTAAAGTATAAGACAACTTTCCATGGTTGTTTCCATATTATGATTAATTGTTTGATCTAGTTCTATCTCACCATCACTGCCTTGTTTAGAGTTCTTTGGTCTACCTCTCCATGAATCTGGTTTATATAGTTCAGGTGGAAAGTCCACATAACGTCTGCTGACTTCATTCCAAGTCAATCCAATTTGATGTTTTACTAATTGTCTTGCAACAAAAATTGGTGCTTTAATTCTAAATTGTAAACTTGCGTGTGCGAAAGGTGACCAATGATTATGTTCTGCGAGATACTTAATAAGTTTTTCATCAGATATATCAAATGATTTTTTAGTCTTTGAATAACTTACTCTAGCAGCATTTACTACCGATAAGTCATTTCCCATTATATCTATTAATTCAATTTTTATCATAATTTAATTTGGTGGAGGATACAGGAATCGAACCTGCGACCTCCTGAATGCAAATCAGGCGCTCTCCCAGCTGAGCTAATCCCCCAATGTACTTATAGTTTATGATTGTCCAACAGGTGTGCAACCAAACCATCGTGTTTTTTTTCTAATTGTATTTGACATGCTAATCTACTTTGCATACGATCATAGCCTTTTTCATATTCAATCAAATCTGTTTCTACTGAACCTTGATTAGGTTGACCTACTATATGTGTCCAGTTTCTATCTACTAGTACATGGCAAGTAGCACAAGCACAACAACCTGAACAATCTGCTGGTATCTCATCAATAGGATTAGTAGAGTAATCTCTAGCCGCCTCCATCAATGTCATACCTTCGTCAACCTGGACAGGAATAATTTCCTCTCCTCTAACAAAATTAACAGTTATCATTATAACTTAGGTACTGAGTTTTCTGTAATCAAACCAGGCGTATTCGCTGAAATGATTGTACTTGTATTTGATTGATATGATTTTAATAAATCATCTTTGGGTTCTGTCATAAAAACAATTTTGTCTTTATCAACTGTGATTGTATCACTCTTACCAAAAGCATTATACAAACTCATCATAAGTTGTATAGGTTTTCCTGGGGCTGATTGTTGAGGTATGATTACGAAAGGCTGTTTTAAACTAACGCCTTGGTCATTCTCACCTACCTTAGCGATTACATCTTCGCCGGTAGTCATTCTTAATATCTTCACGTCTTGCATAATATCTCCTATTTGTGTTTCATTATATCATAAGTTTACTTGTTTGTCAACTCTTATTTTTCGTCATTGTCTTCTTTACCGGGTTCAAAACCAACTCTTTTATCTTTACCTTTTTTATCAATAGGTTTTAAACGTTTACTCAATACAAATGTTCTATTAGGGTTGACACTAATATTCATTAATCGCATTAAATCTCTATTTACAAGTAAGTCGGAACCTGATCTAGGTCTTGCATCTAAACCTATCTCTACATCTTTATATGTAAAACCATTAAATGTTAAGTCCATTAATATAGTTGGTCTTGTTTCAGATGGTTCATTCGTAGCGTTTGCTCTAAACACTTTACTTGTACCATGTCTAGGTTTACTAAATGTTTTACCATTGTATTTCCATTTAATAATTTTACCTTCTTCTAAAATTTCATCAGCATGTAAAGCACAAGCCTGAGAACCGTTACCAGTGTCAAACTTAACTCTTACTTTACCTACTTCATCTAACTCAACTGTTTCTAACCAACCAGTTTCTATAAGTGATTGTCTATCCCAATGAGTTCTATCGGAAATATAATCTACTACATTGGCCATCATCTGTTCACCATCTATTCTACCAGCTGGCTCAGCGTCAGCATAGTAATCTCTATGTTGATAGCCTTCGTAATCAGCTCCTGATCCAGGACTACCATTTACTTCTAATAGATATGGTTTGTTTTTAAATATAATATGATCTACACCACACATATATGCTCTGGAGACTCTAGCTGCCTTTAATACAAGTTCTCTTTCTTCATCACTTAATTTATAAGGTTCTGCCTCTGCGCCTCTATGTGTATTTGATCTAAAGTCATAACTACTATGGCTTCTTTTTGTACTAGCAAATATTTTGTTATCTACTATAAATGTTCTTACATCAAAATCACTAGGCATATATTCTTGTATTAGAAGTTCTGCGTTTAGTTTCCACATTGCTTGTACAGTCGCCACAAGGCCTTCGTAACTTTCTATTTTGATTACTCCTACGCCTTGTGTTCCTGTTAGTGTTTTTAATATGATTGGGAATTTACCCCCTATCATATCAACACCACTTTTAATATTGTTTTCGTTTGAAATGAATGCTGTTTTTGGAGTTGGTAATCCAAATTTTTCAAATAGTAAAGCTGATGTTAGTTTATTATCACAAGTCAACATTGATGCTCTTGTGTTCATCATAAATGCTTGTGAGTTTTGAAATGATGATATTAATGAAAGACCTGCTTCGTCTTCAAGTGCGCCACCTCTAGTTATACAAACTGTATCTCTACCTACAAAAGTATGTTCACCTTGTTTACCATCATAGTTGTAAACAGTAAGTGTTCCTTTGTCTTCGTCTTTAGCTGTGATGATAGTTGATTTGGTATTTACAATAACACACTTAATACCTTTTTTCTTACACGCCTTTTGTATAAGATCAGCAGTAGTGTTTTCTTTTGGGTCTTTTGAATCAGCAACAGTTATCATAGCAACTGTTATAGGTTTATCTTTACG